AATACCGTAGAATTTTAATATGTCATCAAATGTGCCCTGTCTAGGTTCTTCTATTTTTTCTGCTATTGGTTGTCTTAATCTTTTTATAGGTTCGTTGTCTCCACCTTCACTAATGTTTGTTTTTGGTCCAAATCTTTCTGAAAATTTTGATCTAGAAATATCTGCTACTTGAGATCTTATATCTTTTGTTAAGTCTACACCTAAATCTTCTAAGCCTTGAAATGTTTTAGCAGCGTTTGCTAAACTTATATCACCACCTACTAGACCCTCTGAAAACAAACCTTTTTGATTTTTTGCTTGATCACCAATTACACCAGTGTAATCTTCTGCTAGCGTTTGAAGAAGCTCTGGTGAAACCTTTCTAAAACCAAAAGCAGATTTAATTGCTCCTGGAGTTGTTAGCACACCTCTACCTATACGATTCATTCTTGAATCAGTTTCTAAATTTTTAAATATTGTACCTAAGTTTTCAGAGAAACTTGGGGCTTGTGTGTTTGAAAAATCAGCTGACCTAATACCAGCGTCAAATCTAGCTTGATCCACTTCTGCTTGACCTTCTTGATCTAAACTTTCATAGTCATCTTGATTCATAGCAGCCTGATCTCCAAAAGATGCTTGTTGCTCTTCAGATCCAGGACCTCCAAACATAAACCCTTTTCTAGGTGCTCCGCCTTCTGCTAGTAATTGTCTTGCTATTTTTGATCTAATTATTGCCATTTTTCCACACTACTTGGTTTTAGGGAACAAATCAAGCGAAGGCATGATTACTTTTACATCTCGTCTAATCTCTGTTTCTGACACGCCTTTTGCCCTCCATTCGTCCTCTGTTTTATATATCTCCCCTGTTTTTAGGTTAGATATGGTTGTTATTATCTTTTCTGGTATTATTTCTTTCATTATGTTGTTACCTCTCTTGGTTCTATTTCTAGTATTGAAGCTATGACATGTAATTCATTGGCATCACTAGCTTGTACTTTTAGTATCTCTTTTTCTTCCATTACTAATGGTTGAGATAATAATTCTACTGTTGTGTTTGTATCTACTGCTTTTGTTTTAAATAAACTAAATACAGCAGATGACGCATTAACAAGTGTAACATCTATATTACAACTAGATCCTGAGTCATTTGATACTAATATAGATTTTACCACAGACGTTTTAAAATCAGGGACTGTGTACAAAGATGTAAGATCAGTCGTTGTTAAATCTGCTTTTTTATTTATAAAACTATTTGCCATTATGTTAAAAAGAAGTTTTCAGCTTCCATCTCATCTTTTAGTTCTTGTTGATACGTTGTATTTAATTTTTGTATCACACCATCAAGATCCCTAACCTGTGCATCAGCTACAGATTGTCTATACTCTTTACTGGGTCTTGTTAATACTTGCACTATCTTTGCCATTATCTTCTACCGTCTGATTGTATATCTAATCTAAATGTGCCTAGTTTCCAATCTTGACTCGCTCCTGTATTTTCTATCTTCAACGCTATCGCTCTAGCCCTAGCTCTTGTATCTACTTTTGTTGTAGATGATGTTACTGTAAAAGGACCAAGTGATGAACTAGCTGCAGCGTCATTAGAATAGTTTTTTAAATTTAACGTAACTTGAGTATTGCCTGTTTGTGAAACAAAATCTGGTATGAATCTTCTTACTTTCATCAAGAACTCACCGTCTCCTCTTAAATCTGAAATATTAGTTTGTGCACCTCTAATAACTCTTTGTGTAATATCAAAATCACCAGACAGAATATTTGCAGTTATAGCAGTTGTCGTACCACTTTTAATTTGATCTGTGCCTGTTTCATGTTCATAATATGTTGACGTGCCATCCGTGTTTCCTTGCACGTAAGTAGCAGATGTCGATGGTTCTACTCCATCTGCATCGTATTCTAAAGCGTGCGGTTTACCAAAAATAGCAGAGTCAGCCCATTTTGTTCTAGCTAACGTGCCTACTGTCCATATTGGTCTTCTTGGTGATGAGTCTTGATAGTTGTAACAAACCATTCTATTTACAACAGAGGATGAAGATGTTGGATAAAACCACATAATTTCACCAAACAAGTTATTAAGTCCTGCAGTTATCATTTGATTACCAGAATCTAAATTTATGTCATCATACACAAAATCTTCTACTAAACATGGTAGTGTTTCAAGTGCACCGGCATATTTAAAAAAACCATTTTCAGATAACCAGTATGCTGCACCATCTACCTCAACAACTGCGTTCTGTCCTGCTAACCCACAGTTAGTTCCAACTTGCACAAAGGCAAATGTAAATGGTTGACCTACAAATCTTTGTAAGAACAAAGCTGTATCTGTGTAAACGTAAATTGCATCTCTACCTCTAATGGCTCCCATGATCCGTGATCCGTCGGCCAGTCTTTGTGTGCCAGCTGTATTGGTCGCTGTAGGCACATAAACATTAATATCCTCTTGGTCTGAGAATCTAATAAACATATCATCTTGTGTAGATTTATCGCCAATCGTTGTTTCCGTACCAAAGAACACTAAGTGTCTATCCGGTGTGGATACAATCATGTGTCTTGATGCAGTAGGTGCACCAGATATGATTGTTGCTCTATTTGATGTAGCGTTAGCTGCCGCCGAGTTCCATTCAAACACTTCACCATCGTGTATTAAACAAATAGCTTTGTCACCAAAATTATCTAACGACCACATACCTGGTTCTAATACTAAGTCACCAGATGCAGCTTCACCCCATGCAACGTAGCCTGAAGAGTTTGTAACTGTCGCTCCATTACTGTGTGTTGTTGGTGATGTGCCTCTGACTCCTCTTGTAATACCTGTAAGTTTGTTTCCTGTAATACCTGTGTAAGATATTTCTTCAGTGCCTATTTGCACAAAGTTTGTTCCTGATGATGGAAACTGTGTAGCGTCTGTTAAAGTTATTTCTGTAGCTGATCCATTGTTACCACCAGAGGTGCTAGATATAGCTCCATTTAAAGTTGTGGTAGCAGATCCTATTTCTTCACCACCCCAAGTTCCAAGAGACCAACCAAAACCTTTTGCTTGAACGGCAGGTCCTACAGGATAATAGTGTCGAACTCTAATACCACCAGATGTTGTAGCACCTGATCCTGTCTCGTTTGAGGGCATTGTGATTGTTATAGTGTCTGCTGTTGGCACAGATGTTACCATAAATCTTATGTCATCAAAATCAGACGCACTAAAGTTTGAATTAGTAATAGATGAAAAGTTGTCTAATAAAACAATATCTCCTGCTTCAAAACCATGAGATGTAATCGTAATTGTAACTATGGCTGATCCATTAGTTGTGCTAAATGCATTAGAAAGTGTAGTTGTAGATTTGATTGGATGTATGTCATAGAACACACCACCTGAATAAGCATATAATATTCTGTTTGTTCCTATGATTGAGTATTTAATACTCTGACTATTGATGAATTGGTGTAATCCTCTAGCAGCTCCTGTAACGTTGTCTGCACCTAGTTGTTTCCAACCACCTATTTTTTCTGGTGTAGAATACCTAAAACGAACATTATCGCAGTCTATCCACTGACCCTCAGCTGCAGTCGCTGTAATTTGTTTATTAATACCTGGTGCAAAGCCTATTTTTTGTAACATATAATATCCTGTTTAGACGAGGAGTATTGTGGTGTGGTGGAAATACTCCTCATCAAAACAGGACTATATAATATTATTTATTGATTTTAAAGCCTTTATACCACGCTGGTAAACCTAAAAAAGGTCTTTTATCATATATGTTTTCTTTGGCTGTTTTCTTCTTAACATCATTATAATGCAAGAATACTTGTGCACAGTCCTTGCCTTTGAAAGCCTCTCTCCAATGCTCTAGTTCACAACCCATATAGACTAACATATCGCCAGGATCTAAATCTACTTTAACACCAGCTTGTTTTTCTTTACCTGTAGGGTCTAAATATATAGGCCAAGGATCACCACCAAGATTTAACGTAGTAGATATCTCACAAGAGTATCTGTCTTTATGACGATGCAATACATCTCCATCTTTGTATATTCTAGCGTAAGAATATGCTGGCTGTAATTTATAGCCAGTTTGTTTCTCCATCTTAGTTTGAAGCCCTTGTAATAAAGTCTCCATGACAATATCACTATAATGTGAATATGTATTAGGAACTTGGGTGTCGTTCCACACACCAAAGTACTCTGTGAAAGGTGATATATATTTATGATCAAATAAAAATCTAGCTACTCTTCTCTTATTTAAAAAATAAGTATAACAAAAATCTGCTAACTCTTTTGATATAGCTCCTTTCATAACGCAATATTTATTTTTTTTGAATGACATTTTTTCTCCTTTTCATTATTTCTTTTCTTTTTTCTTCTATTATTGTTTCTACAAAATCATCTTGAATTTTTGAACCAGTGCCCAAGATAGTTTTTATATAATTAATCATCTTTTTATTTTTTAATATCATTTTTATAACAGTCTAAAACTGGTTTTGGTATCGCTTGTATGTTCCAATGTATAAATCTAAAGGGTTCATACCCATTGTCAACGCTATACAAATGAGGCATAAAAGAATTAAAAAATATAAGTTTACCTGGTTTTA